CAGCTTCAAAGTTTGCCCATCTACCATAAGTAGGAACTATACCAGCTTGTAATCTACTAGCAAATTCTTGAATACCTACTACTGCAGTTTCATCAAATATTTTATCAGTACGTCTTTCTCCTATTGTTTCTTCATAAAAAGATTCTCTTGAAGGCATTGTGTATTCATATGCTTCTTCATATTTATCCTTCCAATGATCAAAGATTGTTTCTGCGTCTTGATACTTTTTAAAAAAATTTTTAAATTTATTATCAGTATATCCTGATGAAATATTTTTTTCTGCTACTGGTATAAATGCCATTATTACATTGCTCCTTCTATTAATTTTCTTTTACCACCAAAAAATGTTCTTGATCCTTTAATAGCAGATTGTTTTCTAGATAAAGCTTGTTTTTTTAAAAAAGCTTCTTGTGCTGCAGCTGTAGTTGCTTCACTAGCTTCTGCTTGTGCTTTAGTATCTTGTATTGTTGCGTCAGAAGTATCTCTTGTACTTGGACTAGCCGCTGCATAAGATGTAGAGCTTTGTAATGCACTATTAAAACTAGTTACATAATCATCATATTTTTTTTTATTGTAATCCATAAATGCTGCACCCATTACTGGAACACCCAAAGTTGCCATAGCTCCTGTTGCAATCATTTGTAATCTTTTTTGTGATTCAAACATTTTTTTTGAAATAGGTACTTGATTCATAATACCACCAGCACCAACTGTTCCCATTGCTGTTGGAGTTTGTGGGCCGCCTGGAGTATAAGATCCATATTTTAATTCATGACCTTTTGCAGTAAGCATATAATTATATGATCCATCAGGATTTTGTGATCCTCTTTTTGCTTCACCAATATCTACTAAATATTCATTAGTAGCTTTACTTGCTACTCCTCCATACATATCTGTACCAGATTTTTTAATAGCTTCTTTTACTTTTTTTGTACCACCTGTAATTTCAGCTTGTGTAGATCTATCATCTCTATCACGACCTCTATCATCACCACCATAACTTCCACTTGATGTACTTGTATTACCACCCATTAGTTTTCCTTACCTTCATAAAAAAATCCTTTTCCACCAGCTCTAGAAAATAATGATCTCATTCCAACCATACCTTTTTCTTTTCTTCTTTTTAATTTAGCTTCTTTAGCTTCTAATTTTTCTTGTTCTTCTAATTCTTCTTTTCTTCTTCTTTCAATATCTTCTCTAACTGCTTTGTCTGCAGCAGTTTCTTGATACTTTGGTTTTCTAAATGCACCCATAGTTATAAGTCTATTTCACACATTCCATTTTTTTTCAACGCACAATATAGCTGATTAGGTGTAAATATCCAAAATCTAGACCAACCTATCATTCTTTGTACATAACTAACGCAGCTATGTTCTTTTATCCATGATCCCATAATAACTGGGAATTTAGATATTTTATCCTGTACTGGAACTTGTAATATATGTCCGTTTTTCATTTGTATTAATCTAAATATTTTATCTACTTCATCTTCATTAAGTATTTCTATATTTAATTTACCAAATAAATATTCTGCTATTATCCATATTTTTTTTTCAGGATCATAACCCATTACTCCACAATGTTTAAAACCCTTTTTAAAAAATTTAGTATGCCTATGATAATCTCTATTTTCGTAAAAATATACTAACCATTCATTCTGTTTTGCCATACACTTCTTCTTTTTTTATCACCAAATATACTCCAACCTCTTGTCTTAACAACAGTAGGATTTTTAGCTTTACCAGATATTAATTGTTTACCTTCACCAGCTCCTAATAATAAATACTGTAATGCATCATGGACATGGGAATATCTATTCTTCATTGGCTTTTCGTCATACCTATCACCTGAAGTCTGCATTCTTCTGTAGAAATAACCACCATTAAATCCTTTTTTAAGATTAATACATCTATGATCTACTAAGAAACCAGCAGATCCTTCTACTAATCTAGCTAATGAAGTTTCAACAGCTTCTATTCTAAGAGCTACATCATTACTATGAGTAGGTTTACCCATTATGCCATTTTGTCGCAGTATTTGAAATGGTGTAGTTTCATCTGTTTGAGCTCTAAAATCTCCAGCTGGATCACCAAATACTTCTATATCTAAATTTCTATAATTCTTTGCAAACTCATATTTTAATAGTTCACTAAATCTTGCAATACCCATATCAAAACATACTAACTCTTGAAGTATAATCCATCTACCATTAGGTAACTTTTGACCGAACACTGCAGCTGGTGTTAAACCAAAGTCAATACCAACATAGACTGTTGTTTGAGCCGGCTCTAGATCTTCTTTTGATAAATGTATTTCCATATTCCAGTTAGGATATACTGGTTTACCTTCTTCTAAAGATCCTAGTTTATTCATTACATAAACATCAATCCACCCTTTCATCTTACCTTTAATAATATTGTTATAATAATCTTGTGTAAGATTGTTTTGATTTTCGCATTTACTATTTCTTTTATATCCTTTGAGTGTACCATCTTTATTTTTATCTTCTAACAAAGCAGATGGCTGCGTATAAAAATTCCAATTCTCAGGCTTAACTAACATCAAAGCTTCATCTCTAGATAGATGATCTGGTACTGGTACATCACCAGCCATAATAGGCCACCAATGATCTTCTTCTGGTGCGTTAGTATCTGCAATAACTCCATACCAAGAAGCACCACCATCACGCATACTAGGATATCTACCTACCCTCATAGTACAAGCGTCAATAATGCTCTTAGGAAGCTCTCTGGCTTCGTTTACCCATACACCTGTTAGTTCTAATGATAAAAGCTTTTTAACATCTTCAGGCCTATCTAAAGCTAAGAATATGACCTCTAATTCTAGTTCACCTACATTTATTCTGTGCGTATAAGGTACTGACCATGAGAATATACCCCATTCATTTTCAGGAAACCAATCTAACCACGTCTTGATAGTAGTCGTTTTAAGTTGCGGATTAGTATTCCGAATAACGGCCCACCTACTTTTTCTTTTCCCTTGTGCATTTTTTTCTTGTTGGAGAGCACGTCTAAGTACCTCAATAGCGCAAGCGACAGACTTGCCACTTCCTACTGGCCCTCGTAAACCTCTAAAAAACTCATTCCCCTTTAGAAAGTTCTTTAAGATATTGCCATCTGGTTTGTAACTTAGCTGTGCCATTTATACTAGATTCTTGTCTATCGCTTCTCTTAGCAATCTTTCTCTGACTTTTGGGCCAAGGCTTTCTATTAATTTGTCGCACTCCTTGTCCGTTACTGAAGCTTCTGGAAGGAATTTTAGATGTACCTTTCTTACGATCTGTCTTAGCTTCCGTCTTTCTGCTAGAGAAATGTGAAATAGCTGCCTGTTCTCCAGATTCGTTACGTCGTCTGTTTTGTCTATACTCATACAAAAACTCCTTAAATAAATCCCAATCAAGATATATCATTGGACTAGAAAAGTCTCTTTTTAATATTAATAAATCAGCAGATCCTTTCCATTTATCTAATTGGGCGAAGCCCTCGCCATTTTTTCTAGCTTTGACTTCAATATTAGTTCCCTCAAAAAGATCAGATACTTGAACGTCATGAGGGAACGCAGCAATAGCACCAGATAAAGGTTGTCGCCTGGCATTAAACCCTTCAGCTTGAAAGAGTTTTACTATTTCGTTCTCTACTCTAGTACCCTTTCTTTTTGCTTTGCTTGACAACTTTCATTCCTTTTTTCTTAGCTGTTTCTTTTGCTTTTTTCTTTCCAGCAGCAGTATATGGAAATTTCATTTTACCAACTTTAGGCATTTTCGACCTCACTTTCTTTACTGACTTTAGACTTTAAAACTTGACTACGCAATACTATTCTATCTTCATAAGCTTTATCTAACTTATTCATTAATACATTATTTATTTCTTTAATATCTTTTACTTCGTCTTGAAGTATTCTTACAGTAGTCGTTAAATCATCAATAGTCATAGTTTTCATTCCTTATTGTTATAAAATTTTTTTAGGTAAACTACAACTATATTAGAAATAAAATATTATTTCAATTCACTTACTAGCAGTTCCACGCTCTAAGTGATTTATTAATTCTAGAATCAGGATCTCTTGCTGTTTTTGCAGAAGTCAGCTTCTTTTTCATACCTTTCATTCTTGCACAGAATGATTTTCTTCTCTTATTGCCCTTTTTCTTAGAAGGTGCTTTAAGATTGCCACCAGTAGCTCTGTTATAACTAGCTCTACCTTTGGCATTTAACCCACCACTTTTATTCTTTCCTTCTTTTCTTTGCCATGCTGGAGTTGCCATTAGAAACTCCTAAACTTTTTTACTTTAGCTGCTATACCTTTAGGTTGCTTAGACACTTGTTTGCCTTTTTTCTTTGTTTTTCTTTTAGCAGCAGTAGTTCTAGCGTATTCACTAGGAGATAAAGCTTTAATAGCAGCACTTGGCAAATATCTTTCACCTGTTTCAGATGATTTCTTACCAGACTTGGTACGCCATTTCTGTTTACCCCATGCTTTTAGCGATTGTTGTGATCTTGCAAGAGCCATTATCTATATCCACCACCAGCAGCTTTATATCTTTTTGCTAATAGTTGTGCTTTTCTTGCAGACCATTGTCCACTAGCTGTACCTTGAACAGCAGATGACTTAATAGACTGAAACAGTCTTTTTCTAAGAGTAGGCTTGGTATAATTACCAGCCTTATTTACTGTACTTTTTTTCTTCATAACTTTTATTGCCTTGCAAGGCGTGAGAGAAACCCTCTCTTGGTTTATCGTCTAAAGACATTTTACCTTAAATCTTAGAAATATTTTTGTCTACGCACATATGTTTACTTTTTTTAACTCTGTTGTGTGTATGACACCTTTACCTACAACCACTG